GTTTTGTTGTTCGGCGGTTCGCAAAAGAAGGGCCCTGTCGGGCGATGAGCCTCGTAGGCCAGCCAGCGAGTTTTACGTCTACGCAGACGGTGGGATTGTTAGTTGGGCCACCCCAAGTTCGGGCTTGTGGAGATCCCTACTCCCGGCCATAACGCAGGCCGTGCGGTGGGATTGTTCGTTGGGCCACCCCAAGGTCGGGTTTGTGGAGAACCCTGCTCCCGGGCACAAGAGTGCCACGCGTTGGCGCCATAGTCAACCCCAGTCGAAATCCCCGCTGGTGATGCGGGGTCTGGTGGGGACGACGCTATGGCGCCAGGGCCGTCAGGCCTGGCTGGGGCTGCCAAGGCCGAAGAAGTCCTCATCGGCGTCGGAACAGCCCTTGGTGGCATCGCTTATCACCCTCGCAAATGCCGCGTCGTAGTTCGGGATGGCAACATCCCGGCCCCCAAAGGCCACACGCCAGCCTAGCTGAGCCGTGGCCCTGAGAGCTAAGTCGACCACGTAGTCGTAAAACGCGCGATCGTACTTGGCAGCCTCACGAATGGCGGAGAGGACCCTGGCCACCCATTTGGTGCCATCCTTATCGTCCCGCTTACGATAGGCTATGCTCTTGAGAATGCTGGCTTTGGCCAGCTGAGCGATGTAGACACGCCTGCCCTCGTGCTCGACGTAGCACGACACCGACCTCTTGAGGAACACCATCTTGTCCCGGGTCGGACGGTAACCTGCGACACCACGCATGGCCTTGTCGGCTGGGGTCATGATGAAACCGTAATGGAGGAGCCCAGCCGTGAGCTGTTCGAAAGTCACCTGGCCTCTCATGCCCCCAAGGTTGTCATCCCCGTACACGAGAGTGCAGAAGCGGATTGCCGAGTCCACCGTGCAGGAGGGGTACTTGATGATGGAGAGCATCAGAGCTAGCCAGAGCGAGATCGAGTTCAACTCGACCGTGAGCAAGTGTCCGGAAGGGTGCCCGTGCAGGCGGCGGTAGAGCAACCCACTGAAGAGGTGCCAGATACCCCCGAGGGAGTGGGCAACACGCACCGCGATTTCGGGCTCGAGGGGTGGGTCGATCTGCGAACCCATCCAGTGGAGGATCAGCTGAATGAAACCGACGCTCACACAGTGCTCCTGCTTCTTTAGGTCCCCTTCGAATGGGTCCCCTTCGGCAGCGAGCATCTCGCAGACCCGCGTCCACATGGGCCCAT